AGAAATGGAAGGAAATGAAAATCCGCTTCAAGTTCAATGCTACGTGGATATGGATGGAGTGCTTGCAGATATGGAAAAAGGATTCAAGGAACTTTCGGGTGGATTGAGTCCAAAAGAATATGAAGCAAAAAATGGAAAGGGCTCCTTTTGGAAACTAATTGCAAGTAAACCAACATTTTGGATAGAGTTGGAACCAATGCCAGATGCAAAAATATTGTGGGATTACATCAAGCAAAATTTCAAAAATCCACAGCCAGTTTTGTTGAGCGCGGGTCAAGGTGCAAAAATTATACAGCAAAAAACGGAATGGGCGCACAAACACATCGACCCAAATGTAAAAGTGATTATTGCTTCGGCGGGAATAAAGAAGCCCGAATATATCATACCACATACTGGAAAACGTGTGACCCACTTGCTCGTAGATGATACTCAAAAGAATATAGATGCGTGGGACAATCCATCCATACATCGCGTAGCTATAAAACATAAAGATGCGGCAAGTAGTATAGTCAAATTAAAGACATTTATCTAAGATTCCAACTAATGAATTACCCACTATATCGAGATACCTTGTGCCCAAAACTTTGGGTGGCCGAAAGCGGACAAATAAAATTGAACCGAGAAGTAAGAAAATCCTTGTTAAAAATTGCACAGGATTTCATCAAAGAGTTAAAACTAAACAACGAAATAGAAATCAAAGCGACAGATGTTGTTATTATAGGTTCAATAACAAATTATAACTGGACGCAGTATTCCGACATAGATTTACATATTGTCGCAGACTATTCTACGTTGAATATGTCAAAAGAGGACGCTCAAACATTATTTGACGCCATCAAACGTCCGTGGAATGAAACTCACAACATAACAATGAAGGGGCATGACGTTGAACTTTATGTGCAAGATGTGGAATATACACCAACGTCTGCGTCGGAATATTCTGTGCTATCTGATAAATGGTTGATTCCACCAGTTAAAGAAAAACCGAATTTTAATGTGGGGTTAATCAAAAAGAAGTATAAAGAATACAAAAACAAAATCAACTCGTTGATCAGTTCTAACGATGAAGCCGGTCTTAAGTCTCTACTAGATAAACTTTATAAATTCAGACAAGCTGGGTTGGATTCTTCCGGAGAACTATCCGAAGAGAACATCGTGTTTAAAATGTTAAGAGCCAAGGGGTTTTTGGATAAAATTAAAGATAGCGCAATTCGACTATACGACAAAAGCGCATCTGTAAAAGAAATCACTGGGAAAAAGTGTGCTTATAAATCTCCGTAATTGCACGCTTTCCGTTTTCGTTAATTTCTCGCGTTCCAATCCCAGCAAAATTTTTCGTTAGTGTGGGAGGATACAAGCATGGAATAAACTGTCTTTCGCGTTGTGCTCCATCTATATCTGTACAATAGTCAAAGCCAAACCAGCTATTGACATTTTGCTCAAATAAGTATATTGGAACGTAATTATCGACTGCCATTTGCACTGCCCAGCCAGTTCCACCATCTACAAGTGCGGTTGAATTTTTTACAAACTTGCCAACCGCAAATACACAATCTGCACCCTTGACCTGAAACCAATTTCTTGCCATCAAGTTTTTTACATATGGTTTATTTTCGATATATTTCCAAGGTCGTTTCAATGTTTCAGCCGCAATTTTACATTTTTCGTATCCCTCATTCAACTGTTCCTGCGTCAATTTACATTGATTTTTACCGTACTGTACATGATTGCCAAAAGAATATGCAATAGTTTTTACGCCATATGGTATTCCTTGGTTTTCCCATTCCATGTCAGAACCTGCACATCCACCGCTATGATTTGTATAGCTCATATTTATTCTTTCCACTCGCCAATTCGCTTCAATTCTTTCTCAATAAGAAACCAATCTCCGTTCGGTCCATCAAATCCGGCCTTATCATCCAAAATTACGTTGGCATAAAACTTTTTACTAAAGTCGCACAACGCATCATTTGCACATTCTGGATTGCAATTTACATGTTTAAAATTTATATTATGTTTTTCAAGATTATCCAACACTTTACTGGCAGGACCAACATGACTACTTGTCCATAGAATCAGTGATATATCTTCACGCTTGCTCCACTGTTGTAAAACCTTGATACAGTTGGGCATATAACCAGCACCATCGTTATTCAAATTATATTTACCCTCTAAAATAACATCATGTACATCAACAGCTATGAAGATTTTCTGCCAACGTCTTTTTGCTTTTTCTGTGAAAGTTCTTTCTATGTTAAATATGTTCATATTAGACAGCGTATGAAACTGATTACTGGACCTTTTCTCTCTCAAAGAAGTAGTTGCGAGCAATCTTTGCGATATGTCCGCTTATATCTTTCGCGTCAACCCCGGCTTCCTTGATAGTGTGGGTTTCCTCTTTGGTTACATCGTCGGTGACAAGTTTGATGAAGTCCCCAACTTTGCTTCGGTCGATTTTTCCTCCGTTCATTAGATCACACGCCTTGTCTAACATTTGCGCTAGCCGCCACTCGGGAGTAACCTTGACTGCCAAAGTGGTGGCTTTATCAAGTTTCTCCAAATCAATCGGCTTTAGAGTAATAACCTTCGATTTCGAGTGGAGTTCGCCTTTCACTTTGAAGTAAAATTCTGGCGATTCCCAGCCTTCGGAGACACACTTCCATACAATGCCTTCGCCGATACCGTCAACTCCCATAGCTTTTGCCACAGGGCAGGACTCCTCAACCTTAATGGTCAATTCGGAAAGTTTGTTCTGAGAAATTTCTGGCTTGTTGAAGTCGATTTCAATGGTTTCACACGGATAATCGTAAATGTTGTAAACACCAATGGTTTCGTCTTTTACCTTACTGATGGCTTCTTTTCCAAGCCACTTATCGTCAGCCAACACTCCAAAAACAACAAATCGTTTGGATAGCTTTGCAATCCCAACGTTGGGTTGAATGTTTCCTCCGCACCACTCACCAAATACGGCATAGTCTTCGCTCGCGGGTTCGATTAAAGAAAACAACTTTCTGACAAATTTTCCCTCAAAGTGGCGAACAAACCCTGCATTATCTTTTTCAAGGGCAATGACATTTTCCCGGCTTTGGAACCAAACTTCTCCGGATAAAACATTTGTACAGATGGCTGCGTTAGTACCATGCAACTTAACCGTGCCTTCATAAGTCAGTACTGGTAAGACTTTAGTGTGATCGTACACGGGGTCACCATTAACATCAATACCGGCATGTCTGGCTTTGCAACCGACCTTGTGAATCGCGTTTCTAAACTGTTCGATAGAGGGATATGGAATATGTTTCATATTAGGCACAACTATACAGACTTTTTATCTCGTGTCAATAGTTATCGCGAATTAACTGGTATAATTTCCATCGGAAGCACAGATTCAACTCGCGTTGGGTTATGTTTTTCGTCGATGTGGTTGACCACGATTTTCACTACAATTTTCACATTATCTACTTCCACCGTCGAGGTGAAGTTTTTGAATGGTACGGCTTTGATAAACTCGCCCATGAACAACTTTATACCAGCATCAATCTTTTCCGGTAACTCTAAATCCGGCACGGTGAACACACACTTGAACGCAATAGATAAAACGTTTTGTTTAATTGCGTCTGATAATTGCTGTTCGGTGATTTGATTGCTCATGGTATGGTTGTAATAGGTTTCTTGTCCGCGTCAACACTTTTTCCACACCCACTTCGAATGCCCACAATCCCAAATCCGGTCGAACCCGTTCATTTTCATATTTTCCCATTCCGACAAGGCGGGGTCAAACGAAAGGAGTTTGTTGGCAAGTTTGTGTTTCTGCCACCCCTGTCTCCCGGACAGGGTAGAATATCCATCCACTGTGTAATAATATCCGGGGGGAGTCGTAGAAACGAAATTGAATCCCAACTTTAAATACACTTCACCCGAGAAGTATCGCCGGTCTCCGTATGTAACAATCGAATTAGGGTTGTGTTTTTTTACAAAATGAGAAAACAGGCGAGAGCTTCCACCTATGACGGTGTGACCCAACTTAGAACAAAATCTGCTCATTTCCCACTCAACTGCCGTATCGAATCTGGATTTTACAAATGTCATGACCGACATCAACTCTTTATTGAAATACATTCCAAGTTTTATTGTGGCATGGTCGTTTCCTTGGATGTGATTTCTTGCCAGAAATTCCTTTTTTTCTTGAGATGATATATCTCGTATTTCACATTTTCGTGCGTGAATTTTTATATTACCCTTTATCAATATATTTCTGAGCACGGACTTGACCACTTCCTGTGAATGATTCCATTCGTTTTCAAATATATGTATTAAGCGTATTCCTTTGAATGCTGCCCCGTTGGTCTTGTTGAGATGGTAATTTCTATTTTTTCCACCGGATATTTCAGTATGCCAGTAAAGTCCATTACATTCTATACCAATCTTTTGATTTGGTAAATATATATCTATTTCTCTGGGAAATAATGTGGTTCTATCGTTGGGTATCACGGGGTCATCCGGGACCAGTGTCTTGATAAATTCAAATATACTCGACTGAAAGTCCGACATAGTTTTGTCGCACTTAGAACATTTTATAGTTGCTCCATTATTAAGACTGTGTGCTTCTTCTCTATTGCATCTATTACATTTAAATGAATATGTCATTGTGGAGGAAACAGTCTTTACTCCAAAATAATCTTCTATGTTAAATAACGGAACAAAATGTTTGAACCGCTCGGACGACACAAACTTTTTGAACATCGTTATTTTATGTGCATCTTTAAATTCACTCGATTTTGACGCATGTGCAACTCCATATTTTATAGCACATGTCTTTTTGTATTTTTCTTCGTACTCTTTGGATTTTCTGTAATTATCAACCCCATATTTTTCTATCATGGTGGATTTCATTTGTGTCGGGTTATTGTAATTTTCGTCACCATAACGAGCGGCAAGGGTTTTTTTAACTTTTTCTACGTGGTCTGGCATCCCACCGGCCCATTCCACGCCGTGTGTTGCCATCATCGCGGCTTTGTAATTCTCCTTGACCGCGTCGGTTTTCATAGCATGTCCACCATATCTAGCGTCGAAAGTTTTAGCAACTCCGAGTTTATTTTTCTCTTTTACCTCCGGAGAGTTACATGCGCAGACGCGAGAACAATACATTTTCTCTTTCCGTTTTTCGCACGTAAATTCCGATTTGCAGGTCGGGCAAATCTTGTGCAATGTATTATTTGGGTTCTTTGGTCTGGCCATAAGGTTCGTAAGCAATAAAACAGTATATGTTTTTTTGATAATGTCAACATATTTTTTGTTTAATTATTATTTATAATACGATGCGATTACGCAGGCAGAAATGAATAACCAAACAATTAACCCTATATAACACCATGGCAGAACTACTAGATGCAAATTCTATATTTTTTACAGCGTATGAACCAAAAGTTCAAAACCGCTTTATTATCGAGATAGACGGAATTCCCGCATATCTTATCAAAGCGGCGGCGCGTCCAACTATTGTAAACAACTCAATTACCCTAGACCACATCAACTTGAAGCGCAAGCTCAAGGGAAAAAGTGAATGGTCCGACGTTGAAGTGACACTGTATGACGCTATTGTTCCGTCCGGCGCTCAAGCCTGTATGGAATGGGTGCGTCTTGCTCACGAATCCGTGACCGGTCGTAACGGCTATGCGGCATTCTATAAAAAGGATGTCAATATCGTTGTATTGGGTCCGGTCGGCGATAAAATCGAAAATTGGCAATTGAAGGGCGCATTCCCATCAACAGTCAATTTCAATGGCACGGGACTTGATTGGAGCGCACAAGAAGCTCTGACCATCAACATGACGCTCACTTACGACTACGCGATACTTCAATATTGATATAATAAGAAGAATAAGTTTCAAGTCCCCTATGAAAATAGGGGATTTTTTATTGACATATACAAAATTATCCGCATACTTATATTCGCTATGAAGACACAAACAACATATTACTCGAATAACTCGGGCAACCCATCGGGAGGCTCTGCTAGCTCTTGGGGGTCACTTTGACGCGAGAGGTGTGTTGGTTGAAGTAATTTCTGGCGAGGGCGGGGATGATTCAAAATTATTCACCGAGCAACTGTTCATAGCTTATCTGGCGTTCATGGAAAAAAATGGACTGGAAGCTGAGTTGGAAGAAACCGGACCCAGCAAATTCAGTTTTGTGTGTTCGGATATGAAAGCTGAATCTTTGTTTGATTCCGAGACTGGGACGCATTGTGTACAACGCATTCCAAAGAACGACCGAGGTGGTAGGAAACATACATCTTACGTTGCCGTGACCGTAACGAGGTTACTGCAACAGAACAATGAAATGAAGGAATCTGATTTGGAAGAATCATTCCAACGAGGACATGGAAACGGTGGACAACACCAGAACAAAACGTCAAGTGCAGTGCGACTGAAACACATCCCAACTGGGTTGGAAGTTTTCATTAACGGACGAAGTCAGCAAGCCAATCGAAGAACTGCCAGACTGTGTTTGGCGGGTAAAATAAAGCAGTTTTCGTCCAAGTCGGGTAATTCTACTAATTATAGCGGCGCTGGTCGCGGAGATAAGGTCCGCACATACAACTATGCTGATAACCGAATTACTGACCACAGAAATGGAGCTAAGTGTCACATGATAGACAGTGTTATGAAAGAAGGAAGATTTGAACTTTTACGCTAATTCTTTCTTATATTCATTTTGGACTTGACGGAAGTATATAACACTGTGTACAATACTTGAGTTATAACGACAGCAACTAAATAAATTCAGTTAACTAGCATTAAAAATAAAATAAGTTATATTTATATATACTAAAAATAATAACAACTTAAAATGAATAAATTTGAATTAAAATCTTTAATAAAAGAGGTTATAAAAGAAGTGAGGAATAAGTCAGAAACAAAACAAAAATTGAATAGAGTTGTTAGTTCATATATTACTTCTCCCGGAGAAAAAAATCCTTGCTTATATATTAACATTCAGATTGAAGCAAAAGATATGGATTGTGCAGAAAAATGTAGAAAAGATATATTATCAGATTTAGAAAAAAATCACGACATAAAAATCCAAAAGGAAACTTAATATGAAACACGATGAATTAAAGAAATTTATACGGGAAACTATTAAAGACGCAATTGATGAATTTGCACCCCTCGGTGTTGCAGAAGAAGATATGTTACAGGAAAAATCTCCTCCGGGGTTTCCAGAGAAACTGCATGATAAATTACTGAGTCAATACGATGGAGATGAGGATAAAGCGTATGCCACAATGTGGAAAATTTTTTATGCTAAGAAACGGGGTCATAAAAAGATGAATGAAATGTGGATGGCTTGGGAAAATAAATAAAAAATGTCATTCACAGATTACAATATTGACGTTGTTCCAATCAGAATCGGCGGATTTATGATGGATAATTTAGGACCGGAAAAAATAAATTCAAGTGTTCCTACTTTTAATATCGGAGACACAGTTACATTCGTAGCCGAAGAAAAGAGGTATTGTTTAGATTATTTTGCAGTGTTTCCACCAAATAAAATTGTAAATCAATCAGATTGGTTTTTAACTATGTTTGGATTTTATGCGTCATTTAACCCAAGAATTCAAGTCGAAATGAACACCGCTGCTGACCACACCGGTCAAAACTCGGGAGTAAGAGTAGTATACAGACCATGAATAAATCACAACTATCAGAAATTATAACCAATATTGTAAAACGTAAATTGGCGGAACACAAAATCGGGCTAAATGAGTTGGAGAACATGCTCACACAGATGGGAGCGCCAACACAGGCACCGTCCCCGGAGGACAAAAAACTGCAAAAATCCCAGAGTGAATTGGTGAAAGCTCAAAAGGATAAAGAAAAAAATTTAGCAAAGATTGCAAAGTTGGATGCCAGCACTTTAAGTGCAAAAACCCGGGCTCAACTTCACGTCAATAAGGCCGAGGAACGTATCGGAACCTCTCAAGATAAAGTCGCCAGAGACGCAGAGACCGCAGCGAGGAAAGCAAAAGCAACTGGGCAGATATCCGCCGCGCAATTACCATTACAAGAAACTGAGACACCGAGCAAAACTCATAAGTGGAAAGATGGAACCTCCATCCCAGTTAATTCCCAAGGCGCACCAATTGAACAAGGATGGCAATCTTTGGGATATGCCAACGGTTGGTCAAGTAGCCCGGAAGACAAACAAAAGTACGACCAAAATAAAAATAAAATGTGGTATACCGCAAGACTGAATACAGATGGAACTCAGGAGGCTATATATTGCCCAGAAGCCAAATTATGGTATTTGGTTGACTCTGGCGGGTAATTTAATAACATAGAAACATATGAAAAAATCAGATCTTAAATTGTTGATTAAGAGTATAGTGACAGAAATATATTCTTCTAAACGCGAAAGTTTAGAAGAGTCGGAAGCTCTATCTGGGTTTGAAGAAACTTCCGATAAGGCCGAAAATACGGAGATGGTGGTTGATGATAAAAAATTGACTATTGTCACAGAACCAAAAGAAAAAGAAGAAGGTAAAAAACTCCCGGTAGTTAAGAAACCGGCGACTCCCAAGATTGTAAAAGAAGATATTCTAGGCATGATTCGCGAAGCACTCGAACAACGACGAGTTGAAGAAATGGCAAAGCGTCCATCCAAATTTGATGCCGCAACTGGAATCCTCGACGCTTCCGTAAGTCCGGACCGTCGTAAGTCCGACCCAACCTCTCCCACAGGATATCGGCTAGTGGGAGCATTCGAATTAAAAGACCCAGTAACAAAGAAAGTTACTCAGGTTGTACCGGATGGAACGCCAATCATGGCACCCTCTGCACAGACTCAAAAGAAATTGGGGACAGTCGCCCCAAAAACTCCGCCATCAACTGTAGCGGGAAGCGGGTCGTCGATATTATCTCCACAGACCGTTGCCGCTCAGTCCTCGGCCGATTCGTCGGACGACGGCGAGGAGGAAGACCTAAATATGGGAGTTCCACCGGAAGGAAAACCAAACT